AGGTAAAATTGGAACAATCATTGAAATACAAGGTCTCCGCATTGCTTTACCAGCAACAGATGAACCGTATAAACGAAGCAAAAAGCAAGAGGAACAATACTGGGAACGTTTTGAATATCCAAAAGAATTACAAAGAATAAAAACAAGGTTTGATTGGGAAGAATATCCAATTGATTTTAAAGAAGAGTGGTACGATTATATAGATGAAGAATTTAGAAGACGTGAAAATGGTTTTTGGTTTAGTAATAACGGCATTAGCACTTATATTACTGGTACTCATTACATGTATTTGCAATGGTCAAAGATCGATGTCGGTGCACCCGATTATAGAGAAGCAAACAGATTATTCTTTATATTCTGGGAAGCTTGTAAGGCAGACAATAGATGCTACGGAATGTGCTACCTTAAAAACAGACGGAGTGGATTTAGCTTTATGTCATCGGCAGAACTTGTTAACTTGGCAACAATATCAAGTGATTCAAGATTTGGGATATTATCTAAAACAGGTGCAGACGCCAAAAAAATGTTTACAGATAAAGTTGTACCAATATCCGTTAACTATCCATTTTTCTTCAAACCAATCCAAGATGGTATGGACAGGCCAAAGACGGAGTTGGCATATAGGGTTCCGGCATCAAAACTTACTAGGAGAAAGCTTGAAGAGAATATCAAAGCCGCGGATATACAAGGATTAGATACAACTATAGACTGGAAAAATACAGGCGATAACTCTTATGATGGTGAAAAGCTAAAGTTACTAGCGCATGATGAAAGTGGTAAATGGGAGCGTCCTGATAACATATTAAATAACTGGAGAGTTACAAAAACTACATTAAGGCTAGGTCGTAGAATCGTAGGTAAATGTATGATGGGCTCAACATCAAATGCTTTAGACAAAGGTGGGGATAACTTCAAAAAACTTTATTACAATTCAGACGTTACAAAAAGAAATAAAAATGGACAAACAGCTTCTGGACTCTACTCTTTATTCATACCTATGGAGTGGAACTACGAAGGATTCATGGATACTTATGGACTTCCTGTATTCACAACGCCAGAAAATTCAATCCTCTCTATTGACAATGTCCCAATTGAGTCAGGAGTTATCGAGCACTGGGAAAACGAAGTTGAAGGATTAAAGCATGATGCTGATAGTTTAAACGAGTATTACAGACAATTTCCTCGCACAGAGCAACACGCGTTTAGAGATGAAACTAAAAATAGTTTATTTAACTTAACAAAAATATACGAACAAATTGATTATAATGATTATAGAGGCAATCATAATAATGTAACAAAAGGAAGTTTTAAGTGGTCAAATGACTGGAGAGATTCTGAAGTAGAGTTTTATCCAAATGAGAATGGTAGATTTTTAATATCATGGATACCTGTAAAAAACTTACAAAATAGAGTAATAGTAAAAAATGGAATTAAATATCCTGGTAACGAACATGTGGGAGCATTTGGATGTGATAGCTACGACATTAGTGGTACTGTTGATGGTCGCGGTAGTAAAGGAGCGTTACATGGATTAACTAAGTTTTCTATGGAAGATGCTCCGCCTAACCACTTTTTTCTTGAATATATAGCTAGACCACAAACAGCTGAAATATTTTTTGAAGACGTATTAATGGCTTGTCATTTTTATGGTATGCCAATACTTATAGAAAATAATAAACCAAGACTGTTGTATTATTTAAAGCGTAGAGGATATAGAGGTTTTAGTATGAATCGTCCTGACAGAGTTTGGAATAAATTATCAACAACAGAAAGAGAAATAGGTGGAATACCTAACTCAAGTGAAGACATTAAACAAGCACATGCAGCCGCTATTGAAAGTTATATACAAGATTATGTGGGATTAAAAGAGGATAAATATGGTGATATGTATTTTCAAAATACATTAGAAGATTGGGCTGGATTTAATATAAACAATAGAACAAAACACGATGCCACTATAAGCTCCGGCTTAGCTATAATGGCTTGTAATAAAAATAGGTATCGTCCTGTACCAAATATACAAATGAAAACCTATGATTTAGGTATAAAAACATATGACAATACAGGTGAAATTTCTAAAATTAATTATTAATGCAAATTTACACAAATAGTAATAGTATATTTCCTGATCAGGTAGTACCTGTCGCTGAGAAAAATACATATGAATATGGGCTGGCAGTAGGTAGAGCTATAGAAAGTGAGTGGTTTAGAAATTATAGAGGAGCTGGATACAGATTTTATAATAACTATACTTACTTTCACAATTTAAGATTATACGCGAGAGCAGAACAACCAGTTCAAAAATATAAAGATGAACTAGCTATTAATGGTGATTTGTCATATCTTAACTTAGATTGGAAACCAGTTCCTATTATACCTAAGTTTGTAGATATAGTTGTTAATGGTTTATCTCAAAGAACATATGATGTAAAAACTATGGCTCAAGATCCTGAGTCAATGCAGAAGCGTACTAAATATGCTCAAAGACTTTTACAAGATATTCAGTTAAAACAATATTACGCAGCTGTTGCTCAATTATTTCCTAATAGCAATGTAAAAGAATTTCCTACTACCGAAAATACACCTGAAGACGTTCAAGAAATACCTATGCATTTACAATTGAATTATAAACAATCAATTGAAATAGCTGAAGAAGAAGTAATAGATCAAATATTAGCTAAAAATAAATATGATCTTGTAAGACGTAGGTTAAATTATGATTTAGCTGTATTAGGTATAGGTGCAGTAAAAACTTCTTGGAATAAATCATCAGGAGTAGTTGTAGACTATTGCGATCCTGCATATATGGTTTGGTCTTATACTGAAGATCCAAACTTTGAAGACTTATACTATGTTGGTGAGGTTAAATATTTAACTGTACCAGAACTTAAGAAAAGATTTCCTAATTTAGGACCAGAAGAAATAGAAAGAATAGAAAAGTACAAAGGTAATTCTGAGTATATGAGAGGGTGGAATGGTAGATATGATGACAACACTATTCAAGTATTATTTTTTGAATATAAAACTTTTGTAGATCAAGTATTTAAAATAAAAAATACAGATAATGGTTTAGAAAAAGCACTAGAAAAAGAAGATACATTTGTTGAAGCTCCTGATAGTAATAATTTTTCTAAAGCTTCAAGATCAATAGAAGTATTGTATACTGGTGCTAAAGTTTTAGGTTTTGAAAATATGCTAGAGTGGGGCATGTCTGCTAATATGACAAGACCAACAGCTAATAGTGTAAAGGTAAATATGAATTATCAAATTTGTGCTCCTAGAATGTACAAAGGTAGAATTGAAAGCTTAGTAAGCCGTATGATGGGTTTTGCTGATATGATTCAATTAACACATTTAAAAATGCAACAAGTTATGTCTCGTATGGTTCCAGATGGAGTATACTTAGACGTAGATGGTTTAGCTGAAGTTGATTTAGGTAATGGTACAAATTATAATCCTGCCGAAGCATTGAATATGTATTTTCAAACAGGTAGTATTATAGGTAGATCTTTAACACAAGATGGTGATGTTAATAGAGGTAAAGTACCTATACAAGAATTACAAAGCTCTAGTGGCGCTGCTAAAATGCAATCTCTTATTCAAACTTATCAGTATTATTTACAAATGATAAGAGATGTAACCGGTTTAAACGAAGCTAGAGACGGTAGTTTACCTGATCGTGATTCACTTGTTGGTTTACAAAAATTAGCTGCTGCTAATTCAAATGTAGCTACTAGACATATTATGCAGGCTAGTTTATATTTAACGCTTAAAACTTGTGAAAATATTTCATTACGTGTAGCTGACTCATTACAGTTTCCTTTAACTCAAATGGCTTTGCGAGATAGTATAACTACATTTAACACTGCAACATTAGAAGAATTAGCTAATTTAAATCTACATGATTTTGGTATTTATATAGAGTTAGAACCAGACGATGAAGACAAAGCTAAATTAGAAGAAAACATACAAATAGCTTTAAGAGCTGGTGGTATAGACTTAGAAGATGCTATTGATATTAGAAATGTTAATAATATTAAACTTGCAAATGAGCTTTTAAAGAAACGTAGAAAAGAAAAACAAAAACGTGAAGAACAACTGCAACAGCAGAATATACAAATGCAAGCTCAAGCAAATCAAGAGACTGCAGAAAAAGCTGCAATGTATGAGGTTCAAAAGCAACAAGCATTAACTGAAAGTCAAGTTCAAGTAGAACAAGCTAAATCACAATTTGAAATACAACGCATGCAAACTGAAGCGGAAATTAAGAGAAATTTAATGGATGTTGAGTTTCAATATAACATGCAATTGTCTACTGCAAAATTACAGTCAGAGCAAGATAAAATAGATAACATAGAAAACAGAAAAGACGAACGTACTAAAATACAGGCAACTCAACAGAGTGAAATGATACAACAAAGAAAGCAGGACGGTCTTCCTATAAACTTTGAATCATCAGGTAATGATGTTATAGATGGTTCATTTGGTTTAGAAGCATTTGGTCCTCGCTAATTATTAATTATTATATTATATTATGTCAGAAGAAGTAAAGACCGAAGGTGACTTTAAAATGAAAAAAAAGAAACCCGGTAGACCTAGAAAATTAACTGAAGTAGTAGAGGATATTGCTAAAGTTGATTTTAAAAAACAAGAAGAAGAAGCATTAGAAAATAAACAAGAAAAAGATAATGCTGAAGCTGAAGCCACTAGTGTTGAAAAAGTAGAAGTAAAAGAAGAAGAAGTAAAAGAAGAAGTAGCTGAAGCTAAAGAAACAAAAGAAGAAACAACTGAAGAACCTGTTATAATGGAAGTACAGGAAGAAGAAGAAAAACCAGTTGTTAAAGAAGAAGTAAAAGCAGAACCTACTTATGACTTACCAGAAAACATAGAAAAGTTAGTTAACTTTATGCGAGAAACTGGTGGTACTGTAGAAGATTACGTTAGGTTAAACACTAATTATAATGATTTAAACAACGAACAACTGCTTAGAGAATATTATAAAAATACTAAACCTCATTTAAATTCTGAAGAAATTACTTTTTTAATGGAAGATAAATTTTCTTGGGATGATGAAGAGGATAGTGAAAGATCTATTAAATTAAAACAACTTTCACTAAAAGAAGAAATTGCAAAAGCCAAAAACTTTTTAGAGCAAACAAAGAGTAAATATTACGACGAGATCAAGTTGAGACCGGGCGTTACTCAAGAGCAACAAAAAGCTATGGATTTTTTCAATAGATACAACGAAGAACAAAACGTGGTTAAAGAACGTCATGAAAGATTTAAAAATACTACTAATGATTTTTTTACAAAAGAATTTGAAGGTTTCGATTTTAAACTAGGTGAAAAATCTTTTAAGTATAAAGTTAATAATCCTAATGACATAGCAGATAAACAATCTGACTTAAGTAATTTAGTTAAGAAGTTCTTAAACGATAAAGGTGAAGTCAATGATTACAAAGGCTACCACAAAGCTATTTACGCTGCTAGAAACCCCGACACTTTAGCTAAACATTTTTATGAGCAAGGTAAAGCCGATGCAACTAAAGATATTATGGCTAAATCAAAAAATATAAATACTGATACAAGAACATCTCCGGACGTTAGTATTGGTGGTTTTAAAGTAAGGGCAATTAGTGGTGATGATAGTTCTAAGTTGAGAATAAAAAAATACAAACAATAACTTAAAACTAAATTAAAATGGGATTTGTAGATAATGGGTCCGGGTCTGGAATAGGCGCGTTTCCCGCACAAATTACTCCAATGCCAACGAAAACTGCGATGCCTACGAATTATATTAATTTTCAGGCAGATAGTTTTTCGCAATGGACACAACAATATCTACCTGAGCTTTATGAAGCTGAAGTAGAAAGATACGGAAACCGAACTTTATCTGGTTTCTTGAGAATGGTAGGAGCTGAAATGCCTATGACATCTGATCAAGTTATATGGTCTGAGCAAAACAGATTACATATTGCTTATGAAGGTGTTGGAAGAAACGGTGATACATTAAACTCTGGTTTAAATGGCCACGCTATTAAAATAAACAATACTATTGTTTTAGCTAATGGTTTAGTAACTGCTAAGTGTTTAGTATCTGCTGTTGCGGATAATACAGTTACTGTTGCTCCGTACGAAGATGCTGACTTAAATGCTATTTTTGGAAATAGTATTACTAGCGGATTTAAACTATTCGTTTATGGTTCTGAATTTCCAAAAGGAGTTAAAAATAACCAAAAGTCACTAGAGCCAGTTTTAAAAACTTATAACAATAATCCAATCATTATTAAAGATTTCTTCGAGGTTTCTGGTTCTGACGCTGCTCAAATCGGATGGATCGAAGTTGCTGCTGAAGATGGAACTGCTGGATATTTCTGGTATATGAAAGCTGAAGCTGAAACAAGATTAAGATTTGAAGATTATCTTGAAATGATGTGTGTTGAAGGTGAAAAAGCTGCTTCTTCTTCAGGTGCTGAAGGTGTAACTAGCGGTGATACTTTATTTACTACAGACGCAAAGCCTGTAGGTACACAAGGTATGTTTGCTGCTATTGAAGAGAGAGGAAACATTTGGAATGACTTTGCCGGTGCTGCTGCTCCTGGAGCTGGCGCATTAGGTGATTTTGACGAAATACTTAAACAACTAGATAAGCAAGGTGCTATTGAAGAAAACATGTTATTCTTAAATAGAAA